TAATACAACTGTCTTATCAAAATTGTTAGCAATTTCTGAACGGTTAATTGCATAGATACCAAAACCAGTTTCATCTAATACATAGTCTTTAATTAGGTGTGAGATAACCATACGGGTAAAGTATGAGGTATCACCCTTGCGTGGTTGTGCGTGTATTAACGCACCAACTAAATCATCTTGCCAACTAGATTCACCCCAATGTGAATAAAGATTAACTAGACTATCTGTTCCGTCATCAAATACGAAATTAATTCTTGCACCCATTTTAGTAACCTGCTTCCTTTAACATTTTTTCAATTGCTTGCAATTCTTCGGTAGACAATTTCTCAATTGCCTTTTCATCTATAACACCCTCAAATAGGTTTATTAGTAGTTCACTCATTATTCATCATCTCCAAACATTGAATCCCAGCAAATGCCACACATTCCAGAAATGAATCTTTCACGAATGTCTGCATCATAGTCTGACAAAACTGTTTGGGCATAAGCACCTTGATTGTATGCAAATAACTTATCTGATGAGATTGAAACTGTTTTGGTTTCGTTGCAAGTTGGGCAAGGGTGTGAGGTAACGACATAGCGTTCGTTCATCACTTTCATTGGATTGTGGAGAGTGAACATAGTGTTCCTTTCGTTTGTAGGTATAGATTTATCTTATCACAGAGGTCTGACATTTTTACCATTCCTTGTGCTTAGTCTTTCGTGTGTAAGCCTTTTTATTTCTGTGAGGTACGGCTGCATTACTCCTACGCAACTCAAGTCTAGCCCTCAACTGTTCGGGGCTTGCAGGTAGTTTGTAATTCTCACTTTGTTTCATAAAACAAATCTATCACAGAGGTCTGACATTTTTGGGTATTTTGGGGGTGTTTCTTAATTAACTTAATAACAATCAGGTAACAAAGTTATCCACAGGGCGCAGCTCGCCTCACCAGTGAGGGTCGCCGTCATCGTTAGAAGTCATTACTCCAATTATGAATCCTAACAACGGAATTATTATGAATGGTGCAAAAATTATTAAGAGAATTATCTCAAACAATTTTTTACTCCATATCCTGATACTCATATTCTTCATAGTAGTCATCGTCTTGCATCACCCAAGGATCTAATCGGTGTTGCTCAACAATTGCGTGAGCAGGTGCAAGATTACTACCACGATAATAAACGCCCTCTGGCATTTCAATTTCAGCATCAATGTCTTCATTCCAGTAAGCATTAATTGCATCAACGCAAGGCTGTACCATTGAAAGTGGAATTGGTGGATAGAAGTTTGATCGCAAGTGAATACCGATCTGATCTTCTATTGTCATTTCTAATTCGCCAATTGCGAGTGAAGTCATTAGTCCCATTTTATTTCTCATTTCTAGTAGGTTGTTTGTTTATTCTATCAGATAGGTCTGACAGTTTTAGAATGGTGGTTGCACCCAATAAGGCACGAAGTCCTTGAAAGTCTCGTTAATGCGGTGTATAACGACTTCAGCAAATACATCTTCAACACTTGACGATGCACTTTTAGCAGGTTGTCCAATGTACTCTAAATACATTCTGACATCTTTTGAAGGAATACTAAGTTCCTTAGCAATTTCATAGACTCTCATTAGTTCCACTCCTCATCTAATTCAAATTCATCAGGTGCACAAATTATGCAAAGGGTATTTTCCCAAGGTGTTAATTTGTCACCACACTCTAAACACTTAAGTTTAGTTACATTCTCAAAGGCTAATTCAGTCATTGGAATCCTCATTTCTTTATAAGATAAACTTACCACAGGGGTCTGACAATTTTGGTATTTCAGGGCGTGTTTTAGGTTAACTTTGGGTGAACAATAATCCACAGGATTTGGGGACTTATCCACACCTTCTTAACGATCTGTGGATAAGCTGTGGAAAACGGGGCGCAGGAAAATCCTGGAATGCAAAAAGCAAACCAGGAAATTTTCTAATCTGTAAAACTCCAAATTAAAATTAAAACTAGAGTGGCAACAAGAATTAAAACTGCTTCCATTTAGTACTCACCACGCAACACAAACGCAAACGAATGTTTTCCTAAATCAAAAATCAGGGAAGAATTTTTGGTTTCTGTTTTTTTATTGTAGTAGTTAGAGAAACTAATTCCAAGAATAAAAGTTCCGTCAATTTTATTATGTACGAATTTCATTATTTCATCACCGCATTTTCAAATCGTGTTTTGTCAAAGTTAGGATTATCTCTTTTGAAGAAAGTTTGAAAGTCTGAAAGCAAATCCTTGAAAACTTGTGCTTCAATGTCTAGGTGATAAGCATTTAGAATTTCTGCAATTTTTACATAGTCTTTTCGTGTCATCATTATTTCATCACCCCTAAGTTCTTTAGTTCTAGTTCTGTGTATGCTTCAACCAAAGCGTGTTGCAATTCTGCAATGTAGTTATCCTTGTTCATCATCTGTTGAATGTATGCAAATAGTAAGCCAAAACTACTACCTGCGATTAGTGCAATTAAGATTAAGTCTTTCATTTATTTCACCAAACTTTCTAATTCGTTTTTCCATTGGTTAGTCTTTTCATCTAGACTTTCTTGGATTTGGTTGATACCCATTTTCCAGTTAATTGAGATTTCTAGAATTGTTGCTAATGCTACATAGCCAGAACTAGAGGTGTGGCTAAGTGGGTGCTTTGCCTTGTTTAGTGCATTGTAAGAGTCTATAAACTCTCTTGTATTTAGTGTAGTCATTTTGACCACCTTTCGTTTGTTTGTTAGTTTTATCTTACCATAGAGGTCTGACAGTTTTAGTGACCGTAGTTGTCACAGTTGGCTAGGTCTTGCTCTACATAGTAGATACAATAGCCACAGATAGATTCATCACAGGCAGGGCAGGTTTTCCACTCTGACCATTCATCACAGTTTTGACAGATGTTCATTAGTAGCAACTCCCTGCGGTACAATGTGCAAGAGAGTGACCTACGATACGCTTACCCTTGTATAGGCAGTTATCGTGAGAGATGAAAGGCATCTCACCTTTAGCCATAGCAGATTGGCAAATCTCGCATTCGTCATAGTAGCGAATGCTGTTGAAGAATGTGTTACCTGCTGGGGTAGTCACTTCTTCCATTATTAGAGTGTAAGTCATTTGGCTCACCTTTCGTTTGTTTATTAGTTTTATCTTAGCATAGAGGTCTGACAGTTTTACCCGTAGACACGCCTAGTCAAAAGTTTTATTTGTAGATTGTAGTAGTCAATCATTCGTTGATTGGTTGGGTCGTGCTTGAGGATTAACTCTAAGCCATTGACTGCATCTACTAGCAGTCTTGCATTTTTTATTTTAGTGTAAGCCATTTTGGTTTACCTTTCGTTTGTGTTAAGACTTATTTGCTAGGCTCACCCTTGCGGGATTATTTGCTAGGCTCATTCTCAACTGCTTTATGATTTCATCTTAGCAGAGGGGTCTGACAATTTTGCCCCATTTCGGGGGGTAGTAAGATGAACAATAGATGAACAATAGGTTAACAACAATCCACAACTTATACACACAAATCATAGTAGTTATACACAACTTATACACAGAATATGGGGACTTATTAACATCTTCTTAACAGGCTGTGGATAACCTGTGGACAACGGGGCGCAGCCTGGATCCTGTGGATAACCTGTGAATTATTGTTCACCAAATGTTCACCTAAAAAAGGCGTTTCTGGCTTGCTTTTGTCGGTGTTTTCTGCTAAGTTTAGAACATAGAAACAAACGAAAGGAAGTCAAAATGACTGAACTAGCATACGAGAACATTACTAAAACCAAGTGTGTTGAATGTGGAGACAAACTAACCGCTTGGGAGAATGTGTATTGCATCATCTGTGAGCCTGACTCCTACGAACTAACAGAGGGATTCTAAATTATGTTTATCTACAACCTTATAGGACCATTAACCTTTATTGCAGTATTCTCACTACCTGCACTACTACTTGAACTACAACTGCTAGTCATTGGTCTAAACGGTATGAGTCCAACGGTTATGATAGTAACCGCCGTTATTGGTTTAGTATCTGCAATAGGTGCTATCATCTGCAACACGCTAGAGGGTTAAATTATGACTAACACACTACAATTACTACACGATGGACACAAACTATCGAAGGCTTTCAACTCTATAAATTCAAAGTCAAAAAGTGTTATGTATTGCAAAGACTGTGCAGGAGAATTCCACGGCTGTTATTGTGATGACTTAGAAAATTGTTTGAATTGTGAAATCGTTGAGGACTTTCAAATCATCTAACCAGAATGGGCTCACTAATAAATAGGTGAGCTTTTTCATTATTTACGCATCATACACATTAACAAAATATTCAGATTTTCTTCAAAATGGGATCTAGCTGCAAATATAAAAATATTCAGATTTTCAGGGATATGAATATATATCTCATTATGTGAGACAATATGTTACAATTGTGTTACAAATAATTTAATAGTTCAATGTTTCTGGCAGCTCAACTTGACAATGATATAAATTGCAATTACACTATGAGTGCAGCGAATCCTAAAAATAAAAAGTTCTAGAAAAGGTTGGGGGCAGGGCAATGAAATTATTAGAAAAACAAGGATTAAGGAATATGAATAATCAAGATTACATTAGATACATCTTCTGGATTGTATTAGTAGCAATTTTATTGTCAACTCTTGTTGGTAGCTAGTTATGGACAATAACAAGAGACAAAGGCTAAATAAGTTAAATTTGTCAACATTTCTGGGCTTATTGATTTCAAAAATAATTGGCGGTACGACAATTCAATTAGAAAATGGCATCTATCTTAACTATGGTATAAAAGGAAAGTATCTAAAGGCTACTGCTATCACTATTGGAGATTTAGTATTAGTAAAGCAGGTAAAAGGGTGTAAACGCTGTGAAGCAGGAAATCCTCATGATCTATCTAATGCTATATTAAGACACGAACTAATTCATAGTGAACAATTTGCAAAGTTCGGGGGAGTTATATTTCTGGCTTTATATTCATTTGCCTCTATTAAATCTTTTATTATATATAGAAATCATTGGCAAGGTAATATATATGAAATACAAGCAGGTCTTAAAGATGGCGGATATATCTAATATCTTCATATAGGGAATACTTCTGCATATTTATAAATCCCCGCAAATTTTCCATATATAACGGAGTTATAAAGGGGGGATTGGTTATACTATTTCGCCGATTTTTGCGAGCTTAATTTTTGCGAATTTTTATTTTTTATGTTATAATTTATATTGAAATATGTCATAGAAAGGGCATGTCGTGAATCTAGATCACACATTAGAAGCTGCAAAGAAAGATGTTCTTACAGCCAAGAAAGACGGCACTAGAGTTGAAAAGAATCTTCACGGTGTTATTGTAACAAAGCCAGTAATACACTCTGATCATAGAGGTCGTGTATTTGAAATTTGGCAAGGTGAAGAAAATGATTTTTGGAAAGACCCTGTGGTATATTGCTATATGTTCTCTCTTAAGAAGGATCAGACTAAGGGGTGGGGACTTCATGAGAATAAGATTGATCGCTATACCCTGATTTCTGGCGAAATGACAACTATTCTTTATGATGCAAGATTGGATTCCCCAACGTATGGTCAGCATCAAGTTGTTGTTCTATCGAATCCTGGAAACAGACAGCTGTCAATTCCAAAAGGAGTTTGGCATATGAATATCAATACCTCTGAATTGGAAACATTTTTAATTAATCATCCAACAGATACATATCATCATGATGCACCAGATCGCTGGCTACTACCACTTGATAGTGAACTAATCCCTGTTGATGTAAAAGAATATTTTCCTAAACAATATGGGGCATAAAGTATTAGTAATTATGCCAACGCATAATAAAGCTGATAGAATAAAATATTCAATTGATAGTGTTTTAAAACAAACATATAAAGATTTTGACTTTGCCATTGTTGGTGATGGTGTTGGGGACGACACAAGGTATGTTGTTGAAGAGTTTAAAAAAATAGATAGCAGAATAACCTTTTATGATAATGAAAAAGGTTATGAAAAAATGGGGGAAGAAAATAGGGATAAAGTAATAAAAGACTTTCCTGATGCACAATATATTACATATTTAGCAGATGATGACTTATTTGTAAAAAACCATATAGAGGTTATGTTAAAAGAAATAAAGGGTCATGACTTTGTTCATCCTTTTCCAATGTTTGTAACCCACGATAATAAGAATATATTTTTTAAAAGATATCTTGATAATAATATTGACTTCCTATTTCTACTTCATAGACCAGGAAATAATTTTATATCATTAACTGGAGCTATGCACACTAGAGAAATATATGATAAAAGTCCTGGCTGGGAAAAAACTCCAAAAGAATACCCTGTTGATAAGTATATGTGGTCTAAAATATTATCTATTCCAGATTGCAAGTATAAAACTTCTAGACAATCAACTACTGTAAAGCTTGGAAATAAAGATTATCGTGGTAATGATGAGCAAGAATTAATGCTTATTAAAAAGTGGCATAGTTTAATAAATAATACTGATTTTATTGATGTATGGAGTAAGTATATCTTGAATTATATAAAAGAAAATATGATTCCATTAAAACCTAGAAAATAGCAATAATGGTATAATTAATCATTATGGCAGTAACTATTGTTAGAACAGCTTCTTCATCTCAAATTGGATCTTTGCTTACTCAGGCTTCTGCTTCAACAACATATTTAACTCAATCTTCTGCTTCAACAACATACGCAACAAAAGCAAGTCCAACATTTACTGGAACAGTAGAGACTGCAGCAATAAATATGAACGGGTCTCTTAATTTAAATAATTATAATATAAATCAAGTTGGAAATTTAGAGTTTAATGATCCAGGAGTAGGCGAAGGAATATCTTGGATTGGTGGAAATCTTTGGAAAATTTATGAATCTCCAAATGATTTAACAACTAATTCTTTAGGAAATTTACAATTTGTACAAGGTACAACAAGAAGATTAACAATTGATACTGCTGGAGAGCTTTTTGTTTCAAACTCAATTGCTATTGGAGATAACACAACATCTACAGCAGCACGATACTTACATATTGGTCCTGGAAGAACTGACAGTGGTTATGCTTATATTGATTTAGTTGGAGATACTACATACACAGACTATGGTGCTAGATTCCTTAGAGGGAATACTGGCTCTAATACTTATACAAATTTGTTACATAAGGGTACTGGTGCTCTTCAGTTAATTGCTGAAAATGCTGGATCTATAACCTTAGGAACAAGTAATACAACCAGAATGACAATAACTTCTGCTGGAGATATTGGAATTGGTACAGGTAGTCCATCTTCCAATGTTCACATTGTTGACCCTAATGCCGCAACTTCAGACATAAGACTTGGAAACAATGTCAACGGAACTGTAATGAATTTGTACACCAGTACAGCAGACCTTAATCTTTTTAACGTAACTGCTGCTGGCTCACTTTCTCTAGGAACAAATAATACAACTATAATGACAATAAATTCTGCTGGAAATACTACTTTTACTGGAAATGTTTCCACAACTGGAAAAGTTACAGACTCTTTGCCAGCACCAGTTATTGATTACAGTACAAGTGGTTCTTCTGATAATGTTATGGCAGTAACAGCAGTAACATTTTCTGATGTAACTACAACTGCAAGTGGAACTGTTCAGGTATCAATTACATGTCCTTCTGCTATATATGCCACAGTTAGCTACTCTGCTTGGCTTACTGCTGGTCCAAATACATCTGCAGAAAGTCTGCGTGTATCTACTACTGCAACTGGTGCAACAACTTGGAGTTCTGGTGGTGCAAAAGGTTGGGGAAATGCTTTATGGACTACTGGAATTGCAGCCAATGGTTCAGGTCAAAGTGCTTCAAGTGATTTTACAACTTTACTAAATGCTGGCACTACAACTATTACAATGCAAGCTTATAGAACTACAACTGCACTAACAACAGCAAACATAAGTTTTCCTTATTTATCAGTTACTCCAATAAGTTGGGCATAAAAATTTTTTTAAATAAATAATTTTAACCAAGTATATATCTAATGATATAATTATATTACTATGTCTACAATATTTCCTGGATCCGCCTCTGTTGGTCAAATTTTTGATGGATATGAATTTAATGGAACTGCTTGGGATATTATTGGAATTGATTTAACTGCTGATTATTTAGAATCATCTACAGCAAGTTCTACATATTTAACAAAAACTAGTGCTTCAACAACATATTTAGCAATAGATTCTGGATCTACAGTAAAAACAATGTCTATTAAAGAAAATCAAACTCAGGCAGTTTATGGAACCACTAACTATAATTTTTATAATCAAACATATACAACTAATTCAAAAGTAGCATCTAAGTTATTAATTACTTTTGGAGTTGCTTACGAATTTAATACCGCTTCAGATAGTATTCAACTAGCTGTATCTCTTAATGGTACTGATGAATTTACTTTTAATGATACTGGAAATGCTGTTATTTATAATGATATGCCATTTTATACATTTATTAGTACTAACTCTTATTCTCCTAGTACTACAATTTCAAATTTAAGAGTTTATATTAAAGCACTTTCTGGAACAGTGGTTTGTCCCCGTAATGCTGGAACACTTCATAATTTCTTTTTAACAGTACAAGAAATAGCGGTTTAAATATTGCTACTTGCAGACTTTTCATTAATAGTATCTAATTCATTAACAATCTTATAAGCCCATTGAGTAATTGCATATTCATATTTGTGATAATGATGACCACAGAACATTAATTCACCTGAAACTCCAGTAGCAAGTACAAATGCTTGAGCACCACATCTATCACAACGATCTGCAATTTTTAATACTTTATCTTCTTGCTTTTTTACTTTTGTTTCAGGCATTTATTAACTCCTATGTTATTTATATGTTATAATTGTTTTTAAGTCTTACTTTGGAGTATACCATAAAATCGTGAATAATTCAATATCTATGTTTGTTGAAAACTGGCAAATGTTTTTATCGCTTACCGCCATCTTAGGCGTTGGATATGCAACCGTAAGAAAATTTGAAAGAATTCTTGGTAAAGATGAAAAGGGTAGAACTATAGCAGATCGCCTTGATCGTGTAGAGCATCAAATATTTCCAAATGGTGGCTCAAGCCTTGCAGACAAGGTAAATAATCTTGGATCAAATCAAGGTGAAATTAAAGCAGATGTTAAGCAATTAACTGGAGAAGTAAAAGTAATTCACGATGTTTTAGTAGCATATATTGCAGATAAGAAATAAAATAGTTTGGTATAATAGAAAAGTAAGAAAATTTAAATAGGAGTGCCCAACATGACCCCAGGGCTTGTAAACTTTGTTTGTCCTCAAGGTAGTACCTTTAGAAGGACTTTAACATACACCCTGGACAATCTCCCTGTTGACTTATCTGGATATACTTCAAGACTTCAAGTAAGGCAAGCATATTATTCTACAGATCCAATTGTTTCCCTAGCTTCTGGAAGCGGTATTACTGTTGGAGGTTCTGCAGGAACTATTGATATATTCATTGCAGCAAGTGCTACATCTAATTTTCCTGCAGGAAACCACGTTTATGATTTAGAAATAGTAAGTCCATCTGATTTTGTTGATAGATTAATTGAAGGAACATTTAGTGTAACTCCAGAGGTAACACGATAATGGCAGAATTAAAAGTAGAAATTGATCAAATTGTAAATAACATATCTGTTAACGAAGAAAATGTAGTAGTTCAATTAGGAACCTCTGGTCCACAAGGTGGAAGAGGAACTGGAATACTTAATGGTACATCTGCTCCAAATAATACTATTGGTATTGTTGGAGATTTTTTCTTAAATACAACAAACATGAATTTGTATGGTCCAAAAACTGAATCTGGCTGGGGAACTCCAGTAGATTTAGTTGGAGCTAATGAATTGGGATATGTTCATACCCAATCAGTGCCAGCTTCAACATGGACTATAACACATGGTTTAGGGTTTATCCCTAATATTACAGTGGTTGATTCAGGCGGAACAGTTGTTGAGGGGTCATATAACTATCCAAATAATAACTCTGTAATTTTAACCTTTACTGGATCATTTTCAGGAAAGGCTTATTTATCGTAATGAGGGAGGTGAAAATATATGTCTAGAAAATTTTTAACAAGTATTGATTTAAACCGTAATGAATTACAAAATGGTGTTATTCATAATCTTGCAACAGATCCAAATACTGGAAATGAAGCAGATGGTCAACTGTATTACAATACAGCTTCTAAAACATTAAAGATTTACAATACCTCGTCAAGTGCTTGGGTTCCTGTTAGTGCAGGTTCTGAGTCAATTGATGACGCTGTTGCAGATCTTATTGAAGCTGGATATGGAATATCTGTAAATTATGATGATGAAGGTAACTCTTTAACAATTGCAAATACTGGCGTTGTTTCTGTTGCAAATACTGATACTAACATAACTCTGTCTGGTTCAGCTGGAGCTGTTACTATTGATCTTGCAGCAACAATTGATGTAGATACATCTGGTAATGCTGGAACTGCAACAACACTTGAAACATCAAGAACTATTAGTCTTGGTGGATCTCTTAGTGGAAGTGTTAGTTTTGATGGAAGTCAAGATGTAACAATTACAGCAGATATTGTGGCAGATTCAGTCGCTCTTGGTACAGATACAACTGGTGACTATGTAGCAGGTGCAAGTGCATCTGGTGCAGGTATCAGTGTAACTGGTTCAGGTGGTGAAGGATCAAGTCTTACAATTGAAAACACTGGTGTAACTTCTGTATCTGGAACAAACAATGAAATTACTGTTTCTGCTTCTGCAGGAGCTGTAACTATTGGTTTACCAGATGATGTTACAGTTGGTGGAGATCTGACAGTTACTGGTAATTTGACAGTAAGTGGTTCTACTACTTACCTAAATACAGCAACACTTGAAGTTGAGGATAACCTTGTTGTTCTTAATTCAAATGTTACTGGTACTCCAACTACAGATGCTGGTATTGAGGTTGAGCGTGGAAGTTACACAAATACTTCCTTGTACTGGGATGAATCAGAGAATAAGTGGACGGTTGATGTAGTTGCAGATGATTCAAATTCTGCTTCAGCCACTGCTCTTTCTTTAGAAGGTCACACTCACGTTGCATCTGATGTTACTGATTTCAACACTGCTGTAGATAGTGAAATTGATGCATACCTAACTGGTAGCACTTCAATCTCTATCTCTTCAGGATCAATTGATATCACACTACTATCAGGTTCAGGTTCATACCTTACAACTGCAAGTGGTCTGGCAGTAAACAAGTCTGATTTAGAATCAGCTTTTGTTGCTGACGGATTCCCAAAGAAATATGCAGAATCTAATGGATCGCTAACATCAACAAGTGGAATATGCACATGGACGGTTACACACAACCTTGCAACCAAGGATGTAACAGTTCAAGTATACGAAGTTGCTGCTGATTATGCACAGGTAGAAGTTGATGTAGAACATACAACAACATCTGCTATAACTATTAAAATCAACAGTGCTTCAACAATTTCTGCTGACACTTATCGTGTTGTAGTAATTGGATAAAGTATAATATAATATGTGGGGGGCTAGATTAAACCCTAGCCCCTCATATTTAGAAGGAAAAAATGGCAAAGAAATTTTTAAGTACTTTAAAGATAGTTAATCTACCTTCAGATCCTATAAGTGGATCCGAGGGAGAACTATACTTTAATACTTCAGCATCAGTAGCAAAGGTTTACCAAGCAGGAGCTTGGTCAGTCCTTGGTGCAGGTGCTGGCGGTGGAACTACCGTTAGCACAACAGAACCACCTTCTCCAGAAATTGGGGATTCCTGGTATAAAAATGATACTGGTGAATTTTATGTATATGATGGAACTTATTGGGTAGAAGTAAATGGAGTAATTTCATTATCTCAAGAAGAAGTTCAAGATTATGTTGCTCCATTATTTACACATGGTAATCATGTAAATGCTTCTGTACATTATGAAGATGAATTAAATCAATTGCATATTGAGGTAACTAGTGCCCCAACTGCTGGTTTTACATCAGTATTAAAACATGATGTTAAGCTAAATGGTTCTATTGCAAAAGGTCAAGCAGTATATGTAAGTTCTGCAAATGGAACTAATATAATTGTTTCAAAAGCCTCTAATACATCTGAAGCTACTTCTAGTAAAACTCTTGGACTTTTAGAAACTGGTGGATCAAATAATTCAACAGTTAAAGTTGTAACAGAGGGTCTGTTGGCAGGTCTTGATACATCCTCTGCAGGTTCAGCAGGAGATCCAGTATGGCTTGGAACAGATGGTAATTTAATTTATGGTCTTGTAAACAAACCATATGCTCCAGCCCATCTAGTATTTATTGGTATAGTTACTAGAAAAAATAATAGCAATGGTGAAATTTTTGTTAAGGTTCAAAATGGTTTTGAATTAGCAGAGATTCATGATGTTGGAATTGGATATAGTGCATCTATACAAAATAATGAATTACTAGCTTATGATGATTTTTCTGGTGCTTGGATTAATAAAACTGCAATAGAAGCAGGACTTATTGATACATCTGCAACAGAGCAAACAAAAACTGGTAATTTAATTATTACTGGAAACTTAACTGTTAATGGAACAACTACTACTTTAAATACAGAAAATCTTAATGTTGAAGATAATATTATTATTTTAAATTCAGGTGTATCAGGAAGTCCATCTTTAAATTCTGGTATAGAAATAGAGCGTGGATCATCAGACAATGTTTCTATTATTTGGAATGAAGAATCTGATAAATGGAATTTAACAAATGACGGAACTACTTCTTACCCCATTGCCACTCAAAACGGGTATACATATGATAGTGTAATAAATATTAGATCCTATGATGGAATTACTGATGGTGCAATAAATCTTGAGACATATTTAAATAAAATTCAATTAAGTGATGACTCTGGAATTATTCTTACAACTGGTGCAGGATCTATAAATTTTGCATTTAATAATAATGGAGAATTACAATTTTCAGATGCATCAATTCAAGATACTGCATTTTTAGGAATGTCTTCATATAGCACAACAAATCTTTCAGAAGGAACTAATTTATATTTTACAGATGAAAGAGCAGTTGATGCCCTTGATTTAACTTTGGCAGACTATCTTACAACAGCATCTGCAACGTCTACATATTTAACACAAAATAATGCATCTGTTACATACCAGCCCATTGGAAGTTATTTAACCAGTGAAACTGAT